GGCATGTTTATCTGTGACCGTATTAAGTTGGTACAGCAAGCGGTCGATGAGTTCGACAAGTACGGGATCGAGGTCGGTGTTATCCAAGGGTGGGATCATCCTCGGTCAAACAAGATAGCTCAGATTCAAATCGCTAGTGTTCAGACATTGGCACGAAGGAAGATCTGGCCGTACTCTAATCTCATCATCATCGATGAAGCCCATGTGCACTACAAAACCCACACCCGACTAATGGAAGAATACCCAGAAGTACCGTTCATCGGTCTGAGTGCTACGCCATTCTCTAAGGGGTTGGGAAACTTTTACGACAACCTAATAGTCCCCATTACGGCAGCAGAGCTAATGGACAAAGGTTATCTTGCACCCGTTAAATACTACGGTGGTAAGAGACCAGACCTTAAGGGCGTTAAGACTAAGAAGCTACAGACTGGTGCAATGGACTATGATCCAAACGCACTGGCCAAAAGGATGGAAGAAGACAGCGAGTTGGTGGGTGACATTGTGCAAAACTGGCTCAAGTACGCTGAGAATTCACAAACCGTAGCGTTCTCACCATCTATCCTACAATCCAAGGCGCTGGTAAATATGTTCAACAAGTCAGGCATACCGGCTGAACACATTGACGGGTACATGCCAGATGAAGAACGGCAGATCTTATTCCGTGAGCACGATGAGGGTAAGTTTAAAGTCTTGTCATGCAGCAGGCTATTAAACACTGGGTACGATGCCCCATCTGTCCGGTGCTTGATCGATGCCTTCCCTACAAAAAGTATTACGCAGTATGTACAACGGGTAGGACGTGTACTCCGTCTGCATGAAGATAAAGAGTTCGCTATCGTGTTAGACCATGCTGGCAACGTAGACAAGCTAGGGTTTGCCGAAGATGTTGTCCCTGAAGAACTAGATCAAGGCGAGAAGAAGTATTCAGAACGCAACCAAGTCAAGAAAGATCAGAAAGAACGCGACACAATGGACTGCCCAATGTGTTATCAGATCATGAAGATGCCGAGCTGCGAGTGCGGGTACGAACTACCGATTAAAATGATTGTTGAGTCTGACAATCAGATCCTACGGGAACTAACACGCCACACCCCAGAAGAAATAGCGGCTTACGAAGAAGAACAACGTCAACAGGCGCTGCGAGAGTGGCAACTTAGGATGGCGGAAAACAAGCGGATTCTTGAAGAAGGCAGGCGGCGAGAGGTCGCAGAGCATGGCCAGACTAGAATAAATTGGCTTGCTCAATTCCAGTCCTACGGTCGAGCAAAAGGTTATAAGCATGGATGGGCGCTATACAAATACAAAGACAAGTTCGGTGTTTGGCCTGATAAATATCAGCAAATTGAAGCTGGTTTTCATGCAATAGTGACACAAGAAACAAGAGATTACATAACCCATACAATTATTAAGGCGGCAATGGATGCTAAACGAAATTCTCGACAGGCTGGATAAGGTAAAGAAGGCAGGTAAAAATTATGTGGCATGTTGCCCAGTACACCAAGACAACAACCCGTCAATGTCAATCAGCGAACAAGGTACTCGGATATTGATCTACTGCCATGCTTGCGGGGCGAAGGGTAGCGAAGTAGTCCAGGCAGTAGGTCTAAGTGAATCAGCATTGTTTAATGATGAACCACAAAAGGCGGGAGTAAACAGTTACTTTTCTAAGGATCAGCGCGAACAGGCCCTAGAAGATGCGTATTTCATATCGATATACGATAATGAATTGAGCAAGGGACACCAGCCAAGCCGTGAAGAATACCGCCGGTACAAGTTAAGTCTGCAACGGGTCAAAGTGTTAGGGGAAGTGAATGCAAGTTATCAGTAAAGAGCGATTAGCCACCGAATGTGTACGCATGACCATCCAGAATCAAGAAGGTCTGGACAACATGATGCACATGCTAGGGCAGATCGAGTTAGAGTTTCCCATTGATGTTCAGATCGAGAAGCACAAGAAGAAACGCACCGCTACCCAGAACAACACCGCTAACAAATGGTATCGAGACTGTGAGAAGCAGGGCGATATGAAAGCGTGGGAATACAGGGCCTATTGTAAACTGCACTTTGGAATCCCTATTCTCAGACGTGACAGCGAGAAGTTCAAAGCAGTGTATGATCGAGACGTGAAGCCATACACTTACGAGCAAAAGCTATCGTTCATGGTGGAGCCCTTCAACTTTGAGGTGACAAACTTGATGAACGTGAAACAGCACAGCGAGTTCCTGGATATGGTCGAGCGTCACTTGCGGGAACAGGGATTCCAATTGACTGAGGTGAGCAAATGACATGGCCAAGAAATGCAAAGTCTGCGGGGAAAAGTTCACGCCAACTTTCAGCAGCTTCCAGAAAACGTGTAATGCGACTCAATGCCTTGTCTCGTTCGGCAAGACTGAAAGACTTAGAATCAATCGCAAAGAAACCAGAGAGTCCAAGCGAGACAGATCCTATTGGATGAGACGATGCCAAACCGAGTTCAATAAATACATTAGGAACCGAGACAAGAAAGATCCTTGCATATCATGCAACCGTCATCACGATGGGCAGTACCATGCCGGTCACTACAAGACAGTGGGCGGTCATCCTGCACTACGATTCTGCGAGGATAATTGCCACAAACAATGCTCAGTTTGCAATAACTACAAGTCTGGTAATTTATCAGAATATCGGTCAAACTTGTTGATAAAGATAGGGTTAGAGCGGGTCGAGTGGCTAGAAGGGCCGCATGATCCAGTCAAATATACCATTGAGGATCTGCAAGAGATGCTATCCAAGTATCAATCACTGAATAAGAAATGGGTACAGTCTCCACGCTAGACCGTAATGCTGAACAGGTGCGGGATGTACTCCGTAGCCTGTTGGAACAGTGTGAGGCTGGCAACATCTGCGGTGCCGTCATAGTGACAGAACACCTCGACAGGTTTGACCTAGATATGCCTGGAACCTTCTCAACAGATCCTGATTCAATAGCTGCACTCACTGGCCGGTTGCAAATGGCCGCGCATTCGTTCTACCAGATGAGCTGGGAATATGACGACGAAGTATAAGACCACGACCGAGCACCTAGATTTCTGCAACACTGATTACCAGCGTCAGATTATTGAGATGACTTTGAGCGGGATGAATCAGTCTGAGATTGCTAGAGAGTTAGGCAAAAATCCCAGAAGAATTAATAAAGCAGTTGTGGCTATTCATAGACGGGCAGCACTTCAAGGTGTAGCGCCAGCCTATAATGTAAACCGTCAGACAGTCCCAGGATTTACCACTAAGCGAGTCAGTACCGCCTACAATTTGGACGGTGATATCGTTTTACAGTGGCATATCCAAGAACCAGAACGGCAGAAGCTGGAAGAATTAATCGCTCAATTTGTGGAGGGATTCAAAGATGAAGTCTCGGGAATACACGCTCCCATTAACCCGCCCCAAGGCATTGATGACGATTATATGGTTGCTTATATTATTGGGGATCATCACCTTGGGATGCTTGCTCACCACACTGAGACGATGGGCGAGGACTATGATGTCAAAATTTCGCAACGGCTCCTAGAAAATGCAGTTGATCGGCTGGTCAGTGTAGCACCAGCGGGTAAGGTTGGTGTGCTTGTGAACCTTGGCGACTTCATGCACGTCAACGACTCTACCAGCTCGACCCCTAATAGCAAGAATCTACTCGACTCTGATGGCCGTTACTCTAAAACCATTAGGGCGGCAAGCAATGTCATAAAGCGTACGGTTTTGCGTATGCTAGAGAAACATGCCGAGGTCTGGCTTGTGAACGTCCGTGGTAATCATGATCCTGACGCTGCGTTGTGGTTGAATGAAGTTATGCGCCTGTACTTTGAGGATGATCCACGTGTTCACGTATTCGATAACGCCAGCAAGTTTATATGGTGGCAGTGGGGTAAGAATCTAGTCGTGACCCACCACGGAGACAGGATTAAAATGTCCAATTTACACGGGTCAATCGTGTCAAATCTCAGGAAAGAATGGGGCGAAGCGGAGCACACTTTCGTATGGACGGGCCACATACATCACAAGAATCAGGAAGAATATGGCGGCGCATTGTTCGAGTCTTGGAACATCCTAGCACCCGCAGACGCGTGGCACGCTTCCTCTGGCTATGCCAGTTCTCGAAGTATGACATGCGTGATTCTTCACAAAGACTTCGGGGAAGAAGGACGATTAAAGGTAAACGTGGAGCGGATTAAATGAGCGCATTTGATGAGCAGATTGGCGGCAACCACTACAAGCTGATGATGATTCAGCCCACTGAATACATACTGGCCAACAATTTGGGATGGTGTGAAGCCAATGTTGTGAAGTATATCAGCCGGTGGCGATCTAAGGGCGGGGTTGATGACTTGCGAAAGGTGGTGCATTACACTCAGATTTTGATCGAGCGTGAGTTAAATGAAAAGACGGCCTCAAAGGATGAACCCAAGAAACCGTCTTGGTAGATTACAGTAGGATTGCCCCGATTACATAGCCAAGCAAAAAGGCTACGATCATCGCCCCGCCTGTGAAGCGTGGCACCATTAGTTTATCAAGTTGTTTCTTGATCATTTCTTGCCCTCGATTTGTTGTAGTTTGTCCAGCATTTT